TTCAGACAAACTACTGGACTTCAGGTCGAACCTCTACGGTGTTTGACAGAGGGTATCGTGATTACCTGCGTGGGCTTCCGCTTGCCGAGGCTAGCAGATTTGGCTCTCTGACTGGGGCTCCCACTAACAACCAGTATTCTTGGATCTTCACTCTTGATGATATCGTTGTTCCAAGCGGCAAGGTTGGCAAGTCTTACTGGATGTCTGGTTCACGATCTGGTGTTAGCAAGGAGAACGCTGTTTCTGTCGGCGACTCGGTTACCTCTGCTTCTTATCAGGCTGTTATCGATGCAGGATTGGCTAAGTTTACGTCGCCGCTTTTCGGTGGGTTCGACGGCTTCAACATCACAGAGAAGGAGCCGCTTCGCGATGGCTTCTTGACCGATTCTTCAACGACGCAGACATCAATTAATAACTATGGCTTTAACACAGTTGAGAAGGCTATCAACACTGTTAAGGATCCCGAGTTCGTTGAGATGAACATGCTTAGCGTTCCCGGCATCGTTAACGAGAACCTTACCCAGAAGGTCCTTAACATCTGCGAGGATCGTGGTGACGCACTTGGAGTCATTGACCTGCGAGGTGTCTACCTGCCATTCACAGAGAACTCTAATGACTTTAAGTCTCGTGTGAATGCAACTTCGCTTGACGGTGTTATCACGGCTCTTCGTGACCGCGCTATCAACTCTAGCTATGGCTGCACTTACTACCCGTGGGTTCAGATCAGAGATTCCATTACAGGTCAGTTCCTCTGGGCACCGCCTTCAGTCGCGGCAGTTGGCACAATGGCAAGCTCCGAGCGCGCCTCCGAGGTTTGGTTTGCGCCTGCTGGCTTCAACCGTGGCGGCTTAAGCAATGGAGGTGCTGCTGGCATTCCTGTTACCGCTGTCACGCAGAAGCTTACTTCTGATGAGCGTGATAAGCTCTACGAGGCGAACATCAACCCGATTGCTACTTTCCCGAGCGAAGGCATCGTTATCTTTGGTCAGAAGACACTTCAGGTTACTCCGAGTGCTCTTGACCGCATTAACGTCCGTCGTCTGATGATCTTCATCAAGAAGGAGATTTCTAGAATTGCATCGGGTATCCTGTTCGACCAGAACGTTCCTGCTACATGGGCGCGCTTCACCAATCAGGCTGAGCCGCTTCTCGCAAGCGTTAAGGCAAGAATGGGTCTTACAGAGTTCCGAGTGGTTCTCGATGAGACAACAACAACGCCGGACTTGGTTGATCGCAACATCCTGTATGCCAAGATCTTCCTCAAGCCAGCCAGAGCAATCGAGTTTATTGCTATCGACTTTAACATTACTAGAACCGGGGCAGCGTTCACGGATTAGAAAAAAGGGGGTAATTTACTTTACCCCGACTATTTAATACATAAGGGAGAAAACTAACAATGGGTTTTTGGACAGATGCAACATTACAAGATCCGAAGAGAGCGTATAGATTTTTAATTACGCTGGGTACTATGGAGAACGGCGCGCAGTGGTACGCCAAGAGCGTTACAAAGCCAAGCTTTACTATTGGCACGACCGAGCACAAGTTCCTTAACCATACTTTCTACTACCCCACTCGCACGGAGTGGAGTGAGATTACTCTTACGTTAGTCGATCCCGTCAGCCCAGATGCAGCAAACTCCACCTTGGCAATTGTTAAGGCATCTGGGTATGATCCTTCTCTCCTTACGGCTGCTTCCTACGGGACAACCACTTCCAAGGCTGCTGCTGTTGCAGCGCTTGGCGGCTTAAAGATTCAGCAGATTGATTCTCTTAGCCAGCCCATTGAGACGTGGACCCTTTGGAATGCTTTCCTTACTGGAGCTAAGTTTTCTGACCTCGCATATGAAAGTGACGACATGTCATCAATCGAGCTTTCTGTCAGATACGACTGGGCATACCTTGAGGTTCCTAATGGGTCGCAAGTTGGACCAATTACTAATGAGATTGTTGGAACTAATGCAACGCTTGAAGAGAACGCATACTTCAAGCCGTAAGATAAGAAATAAACTTTTACTAGAGGTGTAAATGGCTAGAAATAACGGAGATCGCTTGGGCGCTCCACACACGCAAGTGTCGAATGCCCCAATTGGCGAAGCTCCACCCAACCCGGCGATGGCTTTCTCAACGCCGACAACCTTCGTGGATCTTCCATCGAAGGGTTCTTTGTATCCAGAGGGTCATCCTCTTTATGGGTGTGAGCAAATTGAGATTCGCTTTATGACAGCGAAGGAAGAGGACATTCTAACGTCCGAGGCTCTTTTAAAGAAGGGCATTGCAATTGACAGAATGATCCAGAGTGTCATTTTGGACAAGAGAATTAAGGTAGAAGAGCTTGCTGTTGGCGATAAGAACGCGATTATTATTGCAGCACGAGTTACAGGGTATGGAAACGAGTATGAGGTAGGTGTTAGCTGTCCTTCTTGTGGTAGCCGCACTGAATATGCTTTTGATTTAGAGAAGGCAACCATTCAAGACGGTCAAGATTACGGTGATTTCAACATCGAGAAGACGCAAAACAATACTTTTATCATCACAACGCCCTCTCTAAAAGCGCAGGTAGAGATGAGACCCATGTATGGCATGGATGAGAAGTATCTGACTCAGCTCGCAGCCAACAGAAAGGCTAAAAAGCTGCCTTCTACGTCCACAACGGACCAGTTGCGTCGTCTTGTCGTGTCTGTTAACGGCAATACCGATACAGCGTACCGTGAATCGTTCATTACAAACGCTCCAGCGAGAGATACTAGATATCTTCGTCAGGCATATCGCAAAGTTATGCCAAATATTGATCTGACACAAGAGTTTGTTTGTTCGTCATGCGGTGCAGAAACCGAAATGGCGGTGCCCTTGACAGCCAAATTTTTTTGGACTCAGTGATAAATACATTGAGAGCGTTTATGAGCAGTTTTTCTTGCTTAAGTACCATGGCGGCTGGAGTTTTTATGAAGCTTACAACCTTCCAGTCCAGATTCGCTATTGGTTTTTGAAAAGACTTGAAAAGCAGCTTAAAAACGAACAAGAGCAGCTAGAAAACGCAAAAGGAAAAGGAAAGGGTGGCGGAAGCCCGCCCTCACCTCCTCCTCGATAAGGGTCGAACGCGAAAGCTTCGACCTTTCTTTATTGGCGAACTATTTATATGGTGAGGGTCCAGAAGGAGAGTTTATAAATGCTGAATGAAGACAAGCTAGACAACATTGTTGTAGATTTTGCCCAACTAAGAGAGAACAAGCTTAACGAGTCTTTCTTGGCAGCTTTTGGAAACTGGGTCAAGCTTATTCTTAACAGGACTTTCGGTCAGGGGAAGGGCTCCTTCTTGGGACCATCTGTAAAGGTCCGAGGCACAAGGGCAGAGGTTGCTGCTTTTGCTAAGGCGCTTGGCGGTGAGAAGAGATATATCGAGGCTATCAGAAAGCATGGGCTCGATGATCCGAAAGTGACCTCCAACAAGGCAAAGCTTGATAAAGCTGTTAAAGCTTTTGAGAGAACCACGGGCATTAAGTGGCCGTTCAAATAGGAAACCCTGTAAATGTCTGATAGATTAGAAAAGCTAAAACGACAAGCCGAAGAAGCAGCCGCTGAACTTGAAAGGCTTTACAATATAACTGATAGAAATGCTGAAGAGCAGAGAGATTTAGCTCAAGCCGCAGCAGATGCTACAGAAGCGCTTATAGCACATGCGAAGGCTACCAACACACTTACAGACGGAACTGCGGTTAGTGCAGAAGAGATCAATGCACTAACAAGAGTTCTCGCAGAACAAAAAGCCGAAGCTAGGGCTCTTTCAAGAGCGTATGATGAGCTTTTAGAGAGGCAAGAAAGGATAGCAGGCGCTGCTGGTGAATTAGGAAAGGAGTTGGCAGGTCTAATTCCTGTTATTGGCGGCAATGTAGACTTTATGGATACCTTTGGGGGCAAGCTTGCCGCTGCCACCAAGAACGCTGGCTCCCTTTCCGGCGGTATCTCTGATGTTGTTGGTAAGTTTAGAGAGCAATTTAGCGTAACTCAAGTAGCAACCAATGTTATGGCTGCTAATGAAGAGATGTTTGCAGCATATATTGCGGGTACGATTGCCTATGCAGTTGCCATACAAGAGCAGACAGCGGCGTTTAACAAAGCCACAGGAATGATGGGGCACTACAATAAGGCTATTGGTCAAGCATTCCGCGCAACAACAGCAGCAGGTGCCTCATTTGAAGAGGCGGCTGGGTCATTCGAGGCACTTATAACAACGGCAGCGCGCTTCACTGACATGGCTCCAGCCCAAACGCAAGCTATTGCAGAGACAACGACTGTTCTCAATGAGTTGGGCATTGATATGGCGACTACTGCCGAAAATATAAATATCATGACCACAAGCCTTAACATGAATGCTGGCGAGGCAGAAGAGACATCAAGAAGGCTCTTCACGGCAGCACAACAAATGGGTGTTGCCCCACAACAGATGGCAGCAGATTTTGCAGCGGCAGGAGCACAGTTTGCTTCCTTCGGCGAGAATGCTGTTGATGCTTTTCTAGATCTTCGTGAAGCAGCAAAGAAAACTGGTATTGAACTGCAAAATCTGCTCTCGATTACGGAGCAGTTTACAACATTTGAAGGTGCAGCAAATAACGTTGGAAAGCTTAATGCACTTCTTGGTGGTCCTTTCCTTAATACAATCGATATGGTTACCCTTAGTTTGGAAGACCCAGCAGCGGCACTGCAAGAAGTTAGAAATGCTGTCTTGGATGCAGGTCTATCTTTTGACGACATGAATCCGGCGATGAGACGTGCCGTCGCAGCAGCGGCTGGTCTTGAGGACGCAGGTCAGCTTGCAGCCCTTATGAGTGGCGAGTTGG